AATCAACATGATAAAATATCTGATAGTAAATTATTATTAGTATCTATTTCTGAAGAAATAAAAAGATACCGTTCAAATGAAACATCAATTAAATTTCGTAATATTGTTCGAAATATTTTTGAACCTCTTGATATTGATTGGGAATCTGGGTGGGATAATTATGAAATACCTGGAGCAGCTGATCATATTATTGAAGAAATGGATAAAATTGATACCAAAAGTAAATTATTTCAAAAATATCCTCACTATTGTATTGATTTAATACAAACTTTAATCAATTTACCATTAATCAAATTACCCAAAGAAGATATATCAAAATCTTATAAAATAATGGTTAACGAGTTTTATAAAATTGAAAAAGAAATTTCAAGCTCTTTATATATTTTATATATTTTCAAAAAAATTATTGATTGTGCAAGAAGTATCAAACAAATGTATTACAATGTAGATAAAAGAAATGAATCTATCAAAATTTTTAAAAGGGAAGTAAATTCTATTATTGCATCAGTTGCTGAATTTTGTAATCCCAAAAATATTCATTATGAAAAATTATTATGTTCTATTTATTGTTTCGCCAATAGTTCACAAAGAATTTTATATGATGTCATTAAAAACAAAAACATTGAAACTCAAAAACAATATCAAAATCTTAAATTAACAACTCCTGAACATATTTATGGTGCTATTGAAACTAATATTCGTCATAATTATCAATATAATAAATCAACAAATGTTATCATTTTTGACATCATGAATGAACAAAGAAACTATATTAAAAAATTACCAGATAGTATCATTAAAATATTAAATAATTCCGATACATTATTACATGGCTCTGTTATTTATGAATATTTCAAACATGTTAATAAACCTTTTAACAAAAATCAATCCAATAACTCAGAAAATAATTTTTCTGACCCAGAAGAAACATCTACTAATTCTGTCAAATCATCAAATAACACTCCTAACACATTAAAAAATGAAAAACCTATAGATTACAACAAAAATAATTCTACATCTGATTCTACATCTGATTCTACATCTATTTCAGATTCAGATTCTGTATCAGGATCTGCATCGGGATCTGCATCGGGATCTGCATCGGGATCTGCATCAGGATCTGCATCAGGATCTGCATCAGGATCTGTATCGGGATCAGAATCAGGATCATGTTCAGAGTCAGAATCAGGATCTGCATCAGAATCATGTTCAGAATCATGTTCAGAATCAGGATCAGAATCAGTATCAGAAGCAGAATCTGTATCAGAATCGGGATCATGTTCGGGATCTGCATCAGGATCAGAATCGGATGATGAAATGTTTGAATTAGATATGTAAATTTTTATTTTAAAAATTTATAATAGTATTTATTATAAATTTTGATGAGATTAACAAAATTAGAAATATCATTAATAATAATAATTATTTTTTCAATATTTGGATTATTGCTAATTTTGTATTTAAACAAAAACGATAAAGATTATGAAAAACCAATAAAAATTAATGAACCGTTGGTAAAAAGAAATATAAATGAGAAATCAAAAATAGATATTCCGGTATATTATATAAATTTAGATGTTTCTAAAGATAGAAGAAATTTCATGAATAAACAAAAAATATTATTCGGTATAACGGATATGTATCGTATTAAAGCGATAAATGGTAAAAATATAACAAGAGATATTTCTGAGTTTGAAACGAATTCAGAATATAAAATAGAAGATGATCTGATTTTTAATAATTATACTCATCAAAATTTAAGAACTACTGAAATAGCTGTAACTTTATCTCATTTAAAAGCAATACGTACCGCATATTTAGATAATCAAGAAATAGCATTAATAATAGAAGATGATACAAGTTTTGCTTTATCAAAATATTGGAAAAAATCATTATTGGAATTAACAAGAGATTTTCCAGAAGATTGGGAATGTGTATCTTTATTTAATCAAGCATGTTATATAGAAGATAATTTACCAGAATATATTAATATTAAAGATAAAATTTGTTGGGGAGCGGTTGCATATATAATAAATAGAAAAGGGATGAAAAATATATTATCTGGAATGGAAAATATGTTAATTTTAGATAAGAATGATCAACTGAATGATAATAAATTGCAAGATCATCCTGCTTTGGCTGATGTTTTTATATTTAACAGAATACCAAATTGTTATCAAAGGAAGATTCCGTTATTTTATCCGAAAAATGAAGAAAATAATCTTAATAGTACGTTACATCCTCATCATACATGGAGACATAATATAATAGCAAATGAAATTATAAAACTTTATTCAAAATAATTTAAAGTAACAGGATTTTAAATTTAAATGTTACGTTTCGAGACATATACCAATGATCGTTTAGCTATTTATGGTGATAAAGATAAATATGGGGATCGTTTAAAAGAATTTGGGGCTAGATGGAATTCTAAAATGCCAAAAGCTGGATGGAATATAAAAAGTGATCGTGAACAAGAATTAAAAAGATTTATAAAAAAACTTCAGAAAGAAGAAGATCTTGAATCGATTATAAATTCAAGTAAAAGACAAAAAAATAGTAAATATCATCGTTCAAAAAGTCAATCAAAATCTTCTGACTCTGGAAATGACTCTGGAAATGACTCTGGAAATAATTCCGAAGATATTGTTGATGATGAACAATTTGCTCCAAAAAATTTAAATAAAGTACCAGAATCTGAATCTGAGTGTGATTCTGATCATTCAGGAAGTTTAAATTCAGAATCTGAAAATTTACAAGCTTCTGAATCATCAGAAGATGAAGAATCTGTTGCTGAAGAGTCTGGTCATGAAGAATCAGATGATGAGGAATCTGGTAATGAAGAATCTGTTGCTGAGGATTCTGAAGAATCAGATGATGAGGAATCTGAGATTGAAAAAGCAAATAAAGAAAATTCTGAATCTGAATCTGATTCTGAATCGGATTCTGAATCAGAATCAGAATCAGATTCAGATGATGAAATAAGTAAACAAATTGAACTTGAAAAAGAAAGAATTGAGAAAGAGAGAAAAGAGCGACTTCGATTGGAAGAGGAAAAAAGACGTCGTGAAAGAGAAAGAGAAGAAAAAAGGAAAAAAGAACAAGAACGTGAACAAGAGAAGTTATTGAAGAAACAGAAAAAGAAAGAAGAGAAGAGAAGATTAAAAGAAGAGAAGAGAAGAGTAAAAGAAGAGAAGCGTAAATTAAGATTACAACAACAACAGGAATTGGAAGAAACATATAAAAGAGAACTTGCTGAGAGAATAAAAATAGAAGAAGAGTTAAAACATACAGAAGAAGTTGTTGAAAAAAAGAAGAAAAAGAAGAAATCAAAAACTGCTAAAGAAGTTGTTAAATCGAGTGACAAAAAGGTGAAAGAAGAACAAAAACATAAAAAGGAAAAGAAGAAGCATGAGAAAGAGAAGAGAAATGATAAAGAACATAATCATTCAAAAGAGAAGAGACATGAGAAAGAGCATAATCATTCAAAAGAGAAGAGACATGAGAAAGAGAAGAGACATGAGAAAAAAGAAAAACGTGATAAAAAAAATGTAGATAATACTAGAGATGCGTTATATAATTTGTTAGAAGAGGATACTGGAATAATGAAACAGATAAAAAAAAAAGCAAAAAAAACAAAAAATATGGATAGTTTAATTAAATATTTTGAGACATTTTCAAAGAAACCAAAGAGAACTCAGAAAAAGAATGATTCAGAAGAGACGAGTGAATCAGAATTTACAGAATCTGATAATTCTTCAGATAATATGTCGGATGGATCTCCAAAAACAAATAAGCACAAGTCTAAAGAGTATAGAGATGCTGTACGCAAGTTTGAAAAATATAAAAAAAAGATGTCTACATATGAGAAATAAATTAAATAATTTTTTTAAAATTGAGAAAAATTATTTAATAAAAACAATTATATAATATAAAATGGAAGATAATAATCATGATACAATTACAAGATTAAAATTTTTATCGAAGATTAGAAAAGGAGAAAAGATTAATGTACAAAATAATATGTTACAACCAGATTCATGGGCTACGACTGTATCAAGAACAGTTTTTAATACAGATAATAGACAGAATACATTAACATATGTACAAAATACGATAAGTAGTGGATTTCAATTATTTGGATTATATATAAAATCAGAAAAATTATCAGAAAAAAAATTAGCAGAACAAATAATTGAAGATATTTCGAATGCGAAGAGTGGAATAAATAATTTGAAACATACATATACAGATGATACAATGTTTTGTTGTTCTATAGAAACTTATATACAAACGATAGATGCTAAATTAACAGAGTATCAAGAAAAGTATCCTGATATATTTAAAAAACCAGAAACAGACGAACATGAAAAATTTGAATAAAAATAAAAAATTTATTTTTTAATATAAATGAGTAACCAAAAAGTTATTATACGTGAAATAAAAGATCAAGACATAGAGAATAACGAAGAATTATCAATTGAATATATAGTTAAAGATAATTCAAATGAGACTGAAGAGGTAATAGAATCTAATAATTCAAACAGCTGTATACTACCAAAATGTTGTAGATATTTATGTTATTGTATGTTATTATTGATTGTTATAGGTTGTGTGTTAGGATATTTTTTATTTGATGATGAGGTAAATCAAATATTAAAAATATTTAATAATACGATTATGAATGATAATAATCATAATAATCATAATAGTAATACAGCAGATGGTTATTTAATGTATTTTGTTAAATTTTTATCATCTGAATAAATTAAATTATTTTTAAAAATAATTTATTATATAATATAATAAATTATAACAGATATGGAAAGTGTTGATGAAGTTAATAATGGTTGTCAAACGAGTAATATAAATGTACATGAATATGACGGAAGTCTTAATATAAATCTACCTAAAATATTTACCAAAGAAGAAAAATTACAGAAAATAAGAACATTAATAATAAAATTAAAAGAACCAGATGCAGTTTCAATGTTGAAAGTAATAACAATCGATTTAATCAATGATACTAGTAATAATTATGATCAATATAGTAAGATAGATGCGACTGATTTATTAGCAAATATTTTAGATAAATGCAACGAATTAATAAAAAATGGGGAAGAAAATAAAAAAGAGAATATAGATAATTATCTGTTAATTGTATCATTAATAGATGAGCAATTAACAGATATGTATAGATTAGGACAATGTGCTCAAGGTAGAACGACAAGATTGATACAAATATGGAATACATTGGAATGAAATATTGTAATATTTGGGAGAATTAAATAGTTGATATTTTTTCGGATTCAATTAAAGTGAGGTTATTTTGATTAATATCATTAGCGGCTTTTGTGAAATCGTATTGACAGTTATGTTTTTCAGGGTTTCTGTGTTTTTTACATGTCCATTGATTACATCTACATTTCATACAATAAATTGATATTTTATTACAAAAAAAACATTTTGGGATATTAGAAGTGGAATCAGAATTATTTACTGAGTTGTTTGCTGGTTTTAAATTATTGTCAGACATTTTTGTTATTTTATTTAATAGTTAAATAAAATATCATTTTAATAAAATATTAGCTATGTCATTAACAAATTTTCATAAAGATATGATAAAAGAATTAAATGATATTTCGAATCAATCAGTAAATAAACAAGAAAATAATCAACTATTTAGTCATGTGAATGTAACAGGACACAGACAATCAATTAATTTTATAAAAAAAACACAATATTCTTTTGAAGAAATAATTGAATTAATCAATTATCTTGACGCAATTTGGGAAAAATCAATATATGAAAAATTACAACAAAATGTATCTGTTCAAAAAATTAATTATTCTTCACAATATATTTCTTAATTACTTATTTTAAATATAATCTTTTTTTAGGTCTACAAAAACAACAACATAATCGTGAAAAACAGCTTCTAACATCTTGTTTTGAAAATTCTTCATTAACGATTTCTTTAAAGACTAAGACAGTTGTGATTGTTTTATTAAGAATATCTTCGAAAATAGTGGTCATAACGGGACTAAGAAGAGTTTGTTTTTGTTCCATAGTTAGGTCATTTGAGTTATTAATTTCGGTTTTAAAAATATCCATAGTTAACATAATAAGTAGTTCTTTTTTGTTTGCGCCTTTCATTTCTTTGATAGATGCGAAGAATTCAGTAAATTCTTTGGTTAAATTTAAAATAGCTCGTTGAAAACGGTTATTTTGAAGATCTGTGTAATTATGTATTTCCATACCATATTCAGCGAAGCAAGAGATAATTTCTTTAATTGTAGGATATAAACCAGGTATTGAAGATTTTATGTTAAATTCACATTCATTCATTTTTTTAGTAAACTTGTTTAAAAATTTTAATACGACAACACCGTCATTTTCTGTTGGAATAATTTCTGACATTTTTATTTAACCAAATATAATAAATTTTTTTTATAATTATTCTTAATTTTGAATAATTATAATATTTAGCTTACATATAATAAAAATATTCAGAAAATTCACGCAGAACATAACTCACATGGTTCATTTTCTTGTTGTGATGATCCCGATCCTGATCCCGATCTCGATCCTGATCCATTATTTTTAACAGCCACTGTAAATTGTTGTGATGCAATTGCTGGTTTTGATCGAATATAATAAGATCCTGTTTTTAGACCATTTTTCCATCCCCATAAATGAACATTTGATAAAGTGTTGTATTCTGCTTTTGGGAAAAATAAGTTCAAACTTTGACTTTGATCTATATAAAAACCACGATCTCTTGCCATAGTCATTAATATTTTTTGTTTTAATTCCCAAGCTGTTTTATAAATTTGTTTTAATTGTATTGGTATGTTTGGAATATTTTGTACAGATCCTCTATGTTCTATCATAGTATTTGCCATATCGTTATCCCAAATACCAAGATTTATCAAATCCTTAATTAAATGTTTATTAACAACTGTAAATTCGCCAGCCAATACTCGTCTGGTGTATATATTTGATGTATATGGTTCGAAACATTCATTATTACCCAATATCTGCGATGTAGATGCTGTGGGCATTGGTGCTACTAATAAACTATTTCTTAAACCATTGGTTGTAATTTCATCGCGAAGACTTTCCCAATCGATTGTGTTCATTGGTTGAATTTCTCTTGTTTGATTGTTTAATGCCCATAAGTTAAATTGAAATAGACCTTCAGACATTGGTGATCCTTTAAATGTTTCATATGGTCCTTCAAGTTTTGCTAAGTTGCAAGATTTTGTTAAGGCTGCATGATAAATTGTTTCATGAATATGTGCATTTAGTTTTCTTGCGTCTGGTGAATCAAAGGGTAATTTTAATTTCATAAATACATCAGCAAGACCTTGTACTCCAATTCCGACTGGTCTATGACGTTTATTAGATCGTTCTGTTTCAGGAACTGGATAAAAATTTAAATCAATAATTTTATTTAAATTATCGGTTAATATTTGTGTTACCGCATGCAATTCTTTATAATCAAATTGTGGTTTAAGAGTATTCCACACCACATCATAACCACCAATATGTTCACCATTTGCAAATAATCTTGGTACTGTATTTAAATCATTCTTTGTAAACAACTCCGGCCACACTATATTACCAAACATATCTCTTTCAAGTTGTTTTTCTTCATATTCTATTTTATGTTCAGTCAACAATCCTTTTAATAAATAACACCATGAACATTCGTCAGCAGTATATACAATAATTTCTGGTTTATTGTTAATAATTCCCCAACGATCTCCACCAGGATATAACCAATTCGGTTTAGGATATTTCAAAAAATTACTAAGATTAATAGAACCCAAATTACATACTGCATATTCGTTCGAGTCAGAGTATTCAGTTATTTCGGTGCACAAATTTGAGGATTTAATCACACCAATATTTTTTTGGTTGGAACAACGATTAATGGTGTCCTTGTATAACATATAAGGGGTTCCTGTTTCTATTTGAGAATTGATAATTTGTTGCCATAAATCTCTGGCTTTAATCTTTTTAATAAATTTACCATCATCAATATATTTATGATATAATTTGTCAAATTCATCTCCGTAACAATCTGGTAATCCTGGTGATTGATCTGGACACATCAGATACCATTCTGAATCAGATTCAACTGCTTTCATAAAATGATCTGGTATCCACATTGCATAAAATAAATCTCTGGCACGCTCTTCTTCTGCACCATGATTTTTCTTTGCTTCTAAAAATTGAAATACATCTGCGTGCCATGGTTCTAAATACATTGCGAATGAACCGTTTCTTCGACCACTTTGATTAATATATCTTGCAGTATCATTATATACTTTCAACATTGGCATAATACCTAGACTATGTCCAGCTGTTTTACGTATGTATGAATTGTTTGCTCTGATATTTGAAATATGTATACCTACACCACCAGCCCATTTAGAAATCATTGCAGTGTCCGCGATTGTTTTAAATATACCTTCTACAGAGTCTGATGTTCCCATCAAGAAACATGAACTCATTTGAGGTCTCGGTGTACCAGCATGGAACAAAGTAGGGGTCGCATGAATAAAATATTTTTGTGATAAACAATCATAGGTAAGTTTAACTTTGGCCATATTAGATCCATGTATAGCTAGTGCAACACGCATCCACAGGTGTTGTGGACGTTCAACAATATTTTGTTTTTGGTTGATTACGTGAGATTTTGATTTATTAATTTTTAAGAGATAAGATCTTTGTAAAGTTTTGAATCCAAAAAAATCAATTTCATAATCTCTTGTATGCTGGATCATTTCGTTTAATTCCATAAAATTTGATTGAATTGTTTGATATACTTCAGTTGATAACATTGGTGCAGGATCACCATTTAGATCTATATTACTCATTAATATATCGGCAGTTTCTAATATACATGCTTTTGTATTTTTTTGATGATTATCTATAGCAATTCTGGATGCAAGTACTCCATTGTCAGGATGTAAATATAATTCATCCATTAATATTTTACATGCAAGATCATCTAATTCTGATGTATCGATTCCTTGGTATATTTGATATGAAATTTTTTGTGTAATGGTGATGGGATTTATTGTGGTTATTCTGGGCTCTTGTTCAATCATTTGTCTGATTCGTTCAGTAATTTTATCAAAAGATACATCTTCCAACGTACCGTCACGTTTGCGAACTTGTGTGTAAGGTGTTGTCATTTTTTATTAATATGTTTCTAATTTTTAAACTTTTCATTTTTAAAAATTATTAATCAAATATTTTTTGTATCTCTTCGTTATATGACAACTTTGAAGCCTTGATTGTATTACGCCCTTTTTTATCAATATTATTCGGTTGTCCTCCCCTTGTCATTATTTTACGAACTAACAATGGACAGTTACATTCCACAGCCCATCTCAGCAAATCAAAACCTTTATCATCTTGTTGATGAATATCATAATTCACTAAATGATCAAATATCATATGCACCAACCAATCATCTCTAAGAAATA